GGTTAGCATACTGCAAGTCAGCATTGCGCAGGTCAGCACCGCACAGGTCAGCACTGTACAGGTTAGCATACTGCAAGTCAGCATTGCGCAGGTCAGCACCGCACAGGTCAGCATTGCGCAGGTTAGCATTGCGCAAGTCAGCATCGCGCAGGTTAGCATGACGCAGGTCGATATCGCTCAGGTCAGCACCGCGCAGGTTAGCATCGCGCAGGTTAGCATCGCGCAGGTTAGCATGACGCAGGTCGATATCGGTCAGGTCAGCACGCTCACCGCCATTTTCTTTCAACCATAGAATATGGTTTTTCAATATTTCTTGCAACTCGTTATTGTTCATCTCACTTATCCTTTCCGTTCATATCGTTTCGTGTCATCACCGCAAATACGGTGAACAATATTGCCGTCAGCAGCAAAAATGGAATCATCTCAGTCATCGCTTGCTCCCGGGATGTTTACCAGTGCCAACGGGGTACTGTCATCATAGCCGCCAGATTGCCACGCTTCGTATGCTTTGTTGTACTCAATCTCGGCCATGTCAATCAGCTCGCCCAATTCCTCAAGCGCACCATATGGCAGCGGCTCAATATCCGTGAGCATCAAGTACTGGTCGTTCAGCTCAGCAAGGGCTTCGGCTGCCTGGCGCACATACAACGGGCGATTGGGGCGTTTCGGCTGGATCGCTTCCCAGCCTATAACTTGATTGTGCTTCTTGCCTACAATGAGGGTGGTCATTACTGCTCCTTTCAAAATTGGTTGTGTTTACCTATTGACAATCATATCACAGTATGATACCATTGTCAATAGGTAAATCGAAGCAATTTTACAGGAAGGAGGCACTATGAATTACGGAATCCGCATAAAAGAAATTCGAGAGCAGGTCGGCATGACGCAGATCGAATTGTCTGAAAAGTCTGGCATATCCCAGGAACACATCAGCAGGATTGAGAACGGCCATTTTACACCCAACGTCAAAACAGCCGATAAACTTGCCGAAGCAATGGGCGTGACATTGATGGATATATTGAAGGAGGCATAAAATGATAAAACGAAACGACCTTATTGAAGCAATCACCACCGCAGTTGTGCAAACGTTAGATATTGAAAGCATAATATATGACAAGGTGGCATATAGCCGAACAGGCGGTATTGATAGAAATGCGGTTGAGGATTACAGCAAGAATATAATCACGATGCCGGCGATTGTGATTAATCAGAACAATAAGATTGTAGACGGCGTTCACAGATACCACGCTTGCCTGAAAGCTGACCAGCAATCCATGAACGTTAAACAGATTGAGCTACCGGATGAAGATATAAAGTTGGCTAACTTGCTGATTGACATCCAGTCCGGCGTCAGGCATCCGATCCAGGATAAGAAATCAATCGTGATTGAATTGTACGATCCGCAAAACAGTGAACAGAACAAGCTACTAATGGATGAGCTTGATATTCCACAAAGCACATTTTATGACTGGACATCCAAGAAGCGGGCACTGATGCAAAAGCAGGTCAATCAGGCTATAGCCATTGACTTACTAAATCCATACTTGACACAAGATGAAATCGCTCAGCAAAATGGTTATAAATCAAAAAGCAAAGTATCCGAGTTTAAATCTCAGCTTTGTTCTAAAATTCCAGAACTTGGAAAAATAGAACCTGACGAGTTAGAAAAAGCCGACCTTGATTTCCTGATTGACTATAAGCAGTTTATCGAAAACGACCTGCTACTATACAACATCTGGAATACACCAAAAGGTGACAACAACAGCCACTTCGGGCACTTCCCTCTGGTCTTTATGAAGAACCTACTATACTATCACACAAAGCCGTTTGATTTGGTTTATGATCCATTTGCGGGATCCGGCACAACTATTGACGCTTGCCGGCAGACGTATCGCCAGTGTGTGGTTTCGGACCGCAATCCCGACAAAAGCAGACCTGAGATATTTGAGCACGATATAAAAGATGGATTACCGGACATCAATAAGCCCAACATGGTGTTTTTAGATCCGCCATACTGGATACAGGCAGAGGGATTATATTCAAATGACCCTGAAGATTTAGCTAACATGAACTTGGATAAATTTTATATCAGTATGAATGATTTATTTGATGAAATAGCCAATCGAAATATTGAGAAAATCGCCCTTGTAATCCAGCCAACACAATACAAAAATAATATGACGTTTGAAGATCACATATTTAAATTTGATAAAATGCTGGATGGAATATACGAAATCGAGATGCGATATATACTGCCTTATTCGACACAGCAATACAACGCGCAGATGGTAGAAAGGGCTAAAAGCGAAAATGTTTGTCTTGGGCTTAATCGTGACCTGGTTGTGTGGAGGTTGGTATGACACAAAAGCGCAAGGATAGTCACAGCACAGAATTCGGTTTATGGCTTCGTGACCAATCTGAAATCGACAGCAAGTATGGTTACGTTGCCACAAACATTGATTATGTGTGGCGAAACTATAAGACAGGACAGTGGATATTCATTGAAGAAAAGAGATACAATGCACAGCCAAAATTTTACCAGCAAGAGATATTCGATTTACTTGATTGGTGTGGAAAACATCATCCTAAATTCAACGGCTTTCATACTATCATTTTTGAAAACACAAGCCCTGATGATGGAAAAATATATTTAGACGGAACAGAAATAACAAAACATCAATTAATTGGATTCTTGAGATTTGATCCAAATTTTATGCAACGCAAAGGAATGGATCAACTGGAGATATTTCTATGACCCCCATCGGCAACCTATACAGTATTGATGACCCCGCAAAGTTATACGAAACGATATTGCGTGACGTGATCCACTTTCAGAAGAAGCACGGCTGCCAGCCTTCGATTGTGCTGGTGCACCCTGACCTGCTAAACGGGATCGAAGGCGACATCGAAGTCGTGAGCGACAAGGGCGTGACCTACCTTGCGAAGGTGCAGGCGGATAACAGACAGGGATTGGCAAGTTACATGATATTCGGAGAGGAGGAATAGGGATGGCGAGTAAGTACTGGATAAAGTTATATCACGAAATAATCGATGATCCGAAGATGGGCAGGATGCCTGACCGATTATGGCGCAGGACTGTTGAGATGTTCTTGTTAGCTGGTGAATTAGACCAGGACGGACTATTGCCAGAAGTGCGTGATATGGCGTGGCGATTGCGGATGCCTGACGAAGACTTGATTGATGATTTATCCCTGCTGGCAACCTATAAGATCGTTCACAAACAAGGCGAACAATTCGTCGTAACGAAGTTTGCAGAACGGCAATCACCAATCAGTGACGCAGAACGTATGAAGCGGTTACGTGACCGTAAACAAAAGGAACAGTATTATAGTGACGATCCTGTTACGAACACTGTTACGTATCGTAACGCAGATACAGATACAGATACAGATTCAGATACAGAATTAAATGTTAAGCCAACCGGCGACCTTTTCGATGATTGTCAGGTAATCTATGAAACAAAGAAAGGCTATCCTATCACAGATGGCGCGTCCTTTGCCTTGATGATAAAGAACTTCGAAGCAAACGGTGTCACGGCTGAAGATTATGCTGCTGCAATCGATGCGATGAGCGCCAATCCAAAGTACGCCCGGGCAAACAAGCCGACCAGCTATGAAGCGTGGGCAATTGGCATAGCCGACAAGCGGCGCAATCCTGTGAAGATAAGCAAGCGTGACAGCGTTGAAGTTGATAATCAGGCGTTCATTATGGACATGATCCAGAAAGGTGAAATCTAATGACAGAACAAGAAGTGTACGACAGCATGAAAGCCGAATGGATGGCGGTGCTGCTGCAATTGTGGGAGGCTTACGGCAAAGTGCCAGATCGCAAGCAGTTCAAGGTATACGTGACGCAGTTGGGTCACCTGTCAATCGGGCAGCTTGAATCCGGGATTGCGCACTTGCTGACGCACCACAAATACAACAGCGTACCGACCATCGCAGAAGTTGTGGACGCGGTGGATGCCGCCGCCAACAGGCAGGACTGGCGTGACATCAACGGCTTCTACCAGGTACATACCACGCCGTTCAGGGACCAAGCGAAATTGGCACGGGTGGAGCATACGCCGCAAGCATACCGCAAATCGTGGAAACAAGCGGTGACGGCGTGAGCGAATTATCCTATTATTTGTTTTGTGAAATCCCTGACGCTAAATGGCCAAAATGGACCCTGGCGGTCCTTGCCACATCCCTGTCAGACGCAAGGAGGTATATAAACGTCTACCACCACAAAGGAAAATATGTTGGCAAAGTTGATGGCGGCAAGGTCCAGGCAGATTGTGGTGCGGTGACAAAAGATGCCGAACAAATAACTACATGCAAAGGCGGTGAGCATATGAAAGCAAATGGTATAACATATCAACAGTGCAAGGAAATCCTGTACACCTACGCAAAGCACGATCCGGAAGTCAGCAAGCGGGAAGTGTACGAGATGATAGCAGACAGCACGGCGCTGGCGCTGAACGAAGTGGATGCTGCAGATCGGCGGATTATCAAGCGCAACGCCAGCAAGATTGTGGAGAAATTCAACCATCTGGGCGAACAATCTGCGCTTGAATTGCTGGCATCGATTGGCAACTATCTGAACGATAAGGAGAAGTGATGAGCGAGTGGATTAGTATTGAGGATAGATTGCCGGAGGATGACAAGCTATATCTTGTTTCTGGCGTTAGCGACAAAATCGGCAAATGGATTGACTGTGACGAATGGCGCCCGAAATATTCTGACTGGTGGCGTTATCCGCATGGACAAGTCACCCACTGGGGATGCCCCTACCCGAACCGCCGGAGGTGGACTGATGCCTGAAATCTACACGGTGTGGTGCGGCAAAGGCAGGGTTGGCACATATCACACGAAGGCGCAAGCGGAAAAGGTGATTGCCGACATCCAGCAGCATCCTGAAAAGTACCTGCACATTCAGGCGTGGCTCCCTGAGGACTACGTGTACCCGTATGTTGAGATTGAAAGTGAGGAGTGATGAAAATAATAAAAGTGATTGCGGATAAATTGCCAGAGAGTTGTAATTTATGTCCGTTTTCTTTACCAGAGCGACAGGAACAGGACTATCTCTACTTTTGTTGTGCAAGAAACGTACTGACCGAAGAGTATGAACTGTCAATGAAAAACATAGTTGCTAAGCGCCCCGAATGGTGTCCTCTTGCGACAGAAAGCAAGTAGCGATGAAGAGATGGAGCATTGTTTGCCCTGATCCAACCCTGCAGCATAACCTGATGGCATTTGGATTTGAGTGTGGAAGGGGGTGGTTTCCTCTCGTGTATGAGACGCTTAATAAGATTCAAGCGATTGTTGATAGAGACGGATTAGACCTCGAGATATTTCAGGTCAAAGAAAAGTATGGTGAGTTAAGGGTATATACCACCTGCTATATAAATGAAGTTGAAAACATAATTGATGAAGCAACACGTAAATCGGTGACAATTTGTGAGCGATGTGGTAAAGAGGGTAAACGTGTCCAGGTCAAAGGATGGTTAATGACTCGTTGTGATGAATGTTTTAGAATCCAAAAGAAAGTTGGGGATGATGTATAAAATTTCGGAATTTTTATACGCGACAGGATTGTCGTGTAAAGAAAGTGGTAAATGATGAATATAATCAGAGCGATTGTGGATGAATTGCCGGAAGAATGTTGTCTGTGTAATTTGATGTCGTCTGTGTCTGAAGGCGACAATCTTGATGACGTTTTTCAGGTGTGTCTTGTTACTGGAAAGACGCTTACTGATATTTCGAAGCGTTCTGATTTATGTCCACTTATAGCAGAGAGTGAGAAGTGATGGATGGCGTTATTTGGAACACCCTATCCCTAATGGTCTATATGGACTGTAGTGGTGAAATCGTCTTACAGGAGAAGCCCGGTGTTAGAAACGGCGAACTAACCTCCCCCTTTATTTTTGTGTCGCCAGAAGAATTGAAAAATTTTTGTAAACACTATTTATCTTTATTGGAAAGTGAGGAGTGATGAGTTACTGTAGATTTTCTGATGCAGATATATACCTTTATCGCACTGTAGATGGCGAGTTTGTGTGTCAGTTATGTAGACTTGTAACTGATGATATGAAAATGTATACCATAGAGGAAGCAATTGAGCACGTAAAAAAGCATTTGGCAAGTGGCGACTATGTGCCAGATTATGTTCTTGAAAGATTAAATTCTGAATTGGAACAGTTAACCAAGCGAAAGTGATGATTGATGAGATCGTGTAAGCGTTGCGGAGATTTTAGCATCACAATAAAGCAACGAGGAAGTTTCGGATGGTATGCTGAATATGAAAACTGTGGTTTGAAAACCACAAATTATACATCCAGACAGGGCGCGAGAAAAAGGTGGAACAATATGAACAATATAGAACGGCACAACATAAAAAAAGAGAATGAGGAGTGATGAACATTATCAAGGTAATTGTAGATATGTTGCCAGAGTATTGTGCAGAATGTTCCTATCGAGAGGTGGTAACTGCACAGATAGGGGAGAAATGCAGGTTTGGTTGGCATAAGATTGATGACAGTCTTATCCGCCCTGACTGGTGTCCGTTGATGCCCAAAGACGAACTGACATCAACGGGCTATGATAACGAGTATATTGTGGACTTTGAGGATAAGGAGGGGTGTGATGATTGAAGTAAGTGACTTGAAAATGTCGTATCACAACGAGGCAGGTAACATGATAACATTTAGATGTCCGAAATGCCACGAAGAAATTGATATTGCCGAAAGTGGTTGGTGGCGCACTGTATGCTCGTGCGGCTATCGCTGGCATTTGGTATGTTATGCCTACACAAAGTATGATGAAAGTGAGGAGTGATGTCCGAACATGATGAGCAAACTCAACTGTTCCAGATCATTGCGCTGTATGAGGAACGTTATCCTGTCTTGCGCTGGATTTTTGCTATCCCCAACGGCGGTAAACGGCACCCCGCAACGGCGGTCAGGATGAAGGCTGAAGGAGTGCGTCGTGGTATTCCAGACATCTGCATCCCCTATCCTGTGGATGAATGGTCTGGCTGTTACGTGGAAATGAAATTCGGCAAAGGGCGTCTGACAAAGGAACAGCAGGAATTTATCGAAGCGTTCCAGAACACACACAAGATATACGTCTGCTATTCCGCCATCGAAGCCGCACACGCCATCGGCGAATACCTGGGTATTGATGAATTGAAGGAGGTGGAGTGATGTTCCTACTTGGCTTACTTGTTGGCACGCTGTTCGGCATCGTTGCGGGGCTGATTATCCTCGCCCTGTGCCACGTGGCATCAGGCAGCGATTATCATATTGGGGAGTAGTGGAGCTGGTGGGAGTTGAACCCACGTACCTGGTAGCCGAAGCATCCAGCGATAACCCGTCAGCCCCATATTAATTATAGTTTCGTGTATATTAATCTATTTCGTGTTCGTTATGATACACGAAATAGATTATATTATCTAATCATAATATCCATAACATGGTTTGCCGTTGTCCTGGCGAACCCATTCCCTTTTCAGTTCACCCTTTGCCAGTTTTTCGTTCAGGATGTCCAGGCATCGCTTGATGCCAAGTCCGGTTGCATCTGATAGCATCTTAGCGGTCACGTGCTTTTCAGGGTCAAGGTATGGGCATTCCATTTCTTTGGCTAACCGCTCAAGCAGACTGTATTCTTCTCTTGTCACCTGCATTTTATCAAAGCTCCTCAATCGGTGTTTCCTCTATCTGAATGATGTCAGGGATGGGCTTTACCGCACCCGTTGCACTCACGTCAAAATAGATATTGCCGATGGTGTTGATATTCTCAAGTGCGCTCACCCTGTGAATAAAGTTTGTTTTCAGTTGCCAGGAAGGGGTCACGCATCCATACATCGTTTTCTGTTTGCCGAAGTAATAAGCCTGTGTGAATACGTGAAAGTGAGATGCAATCACCACGCCAGGAATGGGGTGCTTGTTATCTATAGCATCAAAGTAAATGGACTTCAGCGAATAGTTGATGCTGTTCTCGCTTGTCCAGGGGCGTGTTCCTCTACCAAGCCCGTGATGCGCAATCTGGAAAAGTTCACCATTTACGATCCTGCGTAATTTCTGGTGATGATACCGCCCATCCTTCACGCCCTCGCTGCTATCCTTTCGGTATGGTATCACGCCGTCCAGGTCACGCCCAATCCGTTCAATATGCTCACCCCGCTCATGTACATCCGTTCCTCTGACAAGATACATACAATCGCCACGCTTTGGCTCATATTCTGCAATCTGCATCCATTCATCAAGCAAACTGATTGCCATTTCAACCTGCTCGTTGGGCGTTTTTGTGATGATCTGTGGCGTGTCGTGATGATGCCCGTCAATCGGTTCGCCATTTAATATAATAACAAGGCGCTTTCTACGCCTTGTTTCGGTTAGTAAATCCTTGACATTCTTTGCGCTATCAATCCATTTTCTGTGCATAATCATCTGCCCTGGGCTGGCATGGTGTGTACCCCCATCATATAACTGCCACTTTGGTGGGCAAAGCGCAACGGTTGATCCCACCTGCATGTCAGATATAACCGCGATTACTGTTTCCTTTTCAGGCATATATACTCCCTTGATTTTCGGTTACTTCAGTTTAGTTGTTCCTCAATTGTCGTGACACGTGCCTCCAGAGCCTTCAGGCGGGCTTCTAACGAAAGTTCTGGCTGTTCGGGTGTTGTGGGTTCGGGTTCTGGCGTTTCGTAGCTCTCCCAGCCAAAGTACTTTATGACCTTTTCGATACCTCCGTTCCATCGGTTGTAATCCATAACTTTTTTCACGGGTGAACCAATCGGCTTACCCCTATCTGCCGTCTGATGAACCAGCCAGGTACTAAATCCGTTTGGCAACGGGTGCGGTGGTGGTTCGTATTCTGGCGTATACCCAACGATTGCCCGACGATACTGCGCCAGCCACAAATCCATAAATGTCAGTTCTTCTGGATAGGTGTACTGGTTTAGCCATAATGAGCGCGCATAAAGCAACGGGTATCTGCCTGTTCGCTCATAACATTTATAGGCAAAGGTCTTGGTGCAATTCGTGATGGTTCGCCTTGTCTGGTTGTGGTGCAACTCCAAATCAATCACCAATCTGTCGTGTTCCCAATCCGCATCCCCGACAATCCTGAAGAAGTTGTCAACCTGCGTGATAGGATTCTCACCGGGATAAATCACGTGGTAAGCGCCCCTGCCAACAGGCGGTAAATCAACACCTGCCGCTAATCGCCACACATCAATGTCCCGGATGCCTTTCCAGTTGAATGAAAACAACGGGTCTTGATAGCCCCAACTGATCCCAGCCCGTGTCACCACAAAAGTAACAGTAGGGTTGGTGTGCATCGCAACCGCTTTCCAGTCCATCCACTTGCCGAGTTCAGGACTGCTTGAATACCTTTCGGTATCTAATCCAAAAGCATAATCTTGCTCATTTATCATCATGCCACCTTTCCAAGATAGGTCATCATAAACTCGCATCCGAATCTATCGTCTTCATTGACACTTAATGCGCCGCTGCTATTCTGATAAGCATACAGCTCGATATAATCGTTCACAGATAAAGAGTATTGCGTATTCAGGTTTAGCATTGTCCGACCATCTGGCGTTGCCCGAAGCCTTACCTGTGCTATTGTTGTTGCGCCATTCAGATAGAAATACAATGCCCGTGTTCCGGTGGAATGTGCCGCAAACGCCACAGATGCTGAAATTTCATATATCCCAGCAGTCTTGCAGGTCAATCGCCCGGTATTGGTGCTGGTATCGTGAATCGTGTCCGTGTCAAAGGTTTCGCTGTTGAAAGTCAGTGCCGTTGCGCTGTTATTTGGTATGCTTTGATTTGCATTGTTATACACCCTCGCCGCTGGCACGACCAGCGGATTAGCCGCGACGATAGCGGTCAGGTTATCTCTCAAGTGCGTGTTCATAAGTGCGGCGGTGACGGTTTCACCTGCCGTCCATGTTCTTGGTGTTGTATATGCCATAGTTACCTCCTAAAAGCCTAGTTTAGTCGTTTCGCCAAGTTGCGATAACGTTGCACTGTCAAGTTCCCAGAAATCAGCCGCTGGCATCACGCTCTCTGAAACAACAGTGTAGGTGCAGGTCGTTGCACCGCCAGCTACCGCTATCTTGAAGTCAACGCCTTGAATAAAGTAATCGCTGTCAATACCCAAATCTGACAGGCAAAGCGTGATCCGATCACCCACGTACAAATCCCTGAAATAGCCCATCAGCGTTGCGCTTTTGTTCGGCGAATAGGTGATGCCTGTAATCAGCAGTTTCTTGTCCTTGTGCATATCCAGCAAGCCGCTTGCAAAGTCCTCACCCACCAGTGGATTATGCTGATAGGGCATCGCCAGAGTCAAGGTCATCCGCCCGTCAGCCGTGATGCCAGCATCGTACTCCTGCCGATATTCCACAGGGCGGTAGGTGTAAACGCCTTTACCTCGTGCCTGCAGGAACGTGACATAGCCTATCGATGCGTTGTTGTTGGTCAGTGTATATTCTACGCCGTTTGTGCCATAAACAGCCACCACATCCAAATCTGCCGTGATATTCGATCCACTCCCGTCTGTTGCGGTGTTGAATAAGTAATCTGTTGTTGCGACTGGATCGACCATCTCAATCCCTGATACCTGTTGTGCCTCCTGGTTCGGATCAATAAAGCGCCCAGTCACCTTTGCCGTTGCTCCTGCATCAATCGCCACATAGCGATTCAGTGTAAACAGGACAGTTGTTGCGGTTGCGTCCACCTTTCTCGGATAGGTGACTGTCTTGATATCGTTATAGTATTGCCCGCCATACTCCACCCTGACCTGTTCAATCTGCTCATCCGTGAACGTTGCCTTGCTGGTCATCTTTGGTCGCTCATAGCGCCCCATCGCCACAAAGACTTCATCATCGTACACGGTCGCCGCATCCACCACAGTTGGCAGGGGCAGATCCCCTTCAACCGCCGTCCAGGTGGTCACAAGATCAGGCGTTGCAACGTCGTCAGTGGATTGATATAAATGCGTTTCTGGCAATGCTTTCATAATAGTCCACCTGTCTGAGTTCCAGTATATTGCATACCAATCCTGCAAACCTTTATATTTATAAAAATACGGTTTAGAGTACATGTCGTTATTATAATAATAAGTTCCGTTCACCGCCGTTGTTCCTGCTCCGCTCACAACAAGCGTCAGCACTTCTGAGGTGCCGCCGTAGGCATCATGACGCATAAACACATAGCCAAGTTCACTCTGTGCGGCTTTTGCCAGTTCCTGCAAGCCCTTCGTTGTGCTTTTGGTGGTATCAAAGGCTGTGGCAAACACGTCCTGCGATGTGTAACTTTCCACAGATAAAGGTTTGATTGGCATATTGTCGATAATCTGCATCGCTACCTGATCCATGCGGATGTCTTCTGCGAATTCGGGCAGTTGTAATTCGTGCGTTGCCAGTGCGCCCATGTAATCATATACATCGACTGTCGTGATGTAATCCAGCCCTTCGCTTTTGGCAATCGCAATCCGCTCGATGCGCCCGTAGAACTTCACCTTTGTGGTGCTGTCATCCTCGACGCTCAATCGGCAGTGCGTGCCCTTGTCGAAGCCGCTCACACAGTTGCTGTGATCTGGCGTGTAAGTATTGTCATGGTTCAGCAAGGCGATGGTCATCTTGCCCGTGCTGGCAACCCTGTCAAGCGGTCCCGTGCCACGAATACCCTGACTGACGGTGATCACCGATAACACATCGTCATATACATCCGTCCACACGCCTGTCGAAAACTCAAATTCAATTTTGATATCGTCAAAGTATTCGCTCATAGTATTCCTGCCGTCAAAATAGCATCCCGAACAGCCCGGGCAATATCATCCGCACTCGGTCCGGCATATACCGCACCGCCCCCGCCAGCCGAAGCGGATAGAATCCTTTCAGCATCCGCCCGTGATAGCACATACCCGTTCTGACTGGGTACCATCACCTCTCCCCTGTAGCCGTACTCCTGCCATAGATAAGGATTGCCAGCAGATACCGGACCGCCAATCGGTTTTTCAATCGGTATTTCTTTTCCGCCCGGAATTCCACCAGGCATTTTATACGTGTTACCGTAAATATTTTCATAGTAGTCTGCAATCACTGAAACATTGATTTTGGTCGGAATGCCGTTGATAATCGCCGATATTTCTTCCATTTCGCCCCCATCCACGCTAACAATAATGGGGTCGCTTTCAATCCTATTCTTTGCACCGATATAGTCAGCATAAGCTTTGTCGGCAGCTTCTTCAGATATAACACCCATTTCAGCTGCCATTGTGAAGTATGCTTGAATTTCATTATCAGTAAAGCCTCCAATGGCAAGCGTGGCTTTATACATATCCAGTGTCATCTGATTCGCCACGCTTGCCATATCATCTTTCAATCCAAGAATTTCGCCATTCAGGTTCTGGATTTCATTTTTGGCATCTTTGGCAGATATCCATACACCATTAAGATAACCGCCCTTGCCGTCAAGCGACAATAGTTCTTGAATGCGCACTTGCTTTTCATCAATATCTTCCAGCGTTTCATCGTAATTTTTCGCCATGCTGATAATGCCATTGAAGTTTTTGTCAAGCCCGGTGACAGCTTCAAGTTCTTTGGCAAAATCAAAGGTGGATTCTGTTAAATCTTCTAAAATGTCATTAGTTTCATAAAGTCGCTGGTTAATACCGCCAACGATGACCGGCATCCCGCCGAAAGTTTGCGGATCGGTAAGCGCCTTTCCTGAATATTCTGCGGCGGTTTCAACTTTATTGAGTTCGTTTGTTAATATCTGGACATATTTTAATGCCGCATCCGCCGCGCCAGCTTCGTCAAAAAGAAAGAACGTTTTTCCCTTCCATAAGCCCTCAATATCTGCGGCTGTGTACCCCAAAGACCGAAGCTGTTTTTCCATGTCCTCAATGGCTTTATTGGCATTAATGACAGTCAATTCATCTGCAAACATTTTGATAATTGGTATGGCCTCTTCAGCAAGGTCTTTTTTAATTGCGTCGCTTAAGTTCTTGACTCCGCTCTCAAGTCTTTGAAAATCGCCAAAAGCGCTATCTGCGGCATGACCGACCTTGTCAATCTGCTCTTCGGCTTGTGCAAGGAACGCTTCGGTGAACGCCTTATTGGTATCCATGCCAGTGGCTTTCAAGTCTTTCACCTTCTTGTCAAACCCGTCCACGCTCACGCCCAAAGCGTCAAAGCGCATCGTGGTCTGATTGGTCAGGGTCAGCACCAGCTGGTTCATGTTCATGTTCAAAGCGCCTGCCACACTTGCCAGTCTCACGGCTTCATCGTGTGTCTTTGCAAGCCCCAAGCCCATGAAGTCGGCAGCACTTGCCATCAATTCGCTATCGGATACCAGCCCACGTGTGGCTTCACGCAAGTCACCCAGCAGAGCATCAGCAGTTGTTCCAATAGACCTTGACAGGTTATCAAAGCGCGTTTGCATCATCTCAAGTTCTGCGCCTTCGCGTGCGGTTTCGTACACCTGCTTCATGGCGGCGGCGACCTGCTGCGCAATTTGGATACCCGCGTTCAATCCAGTCAGAACGCCCGCCCAAGTTTCGCCGAAGTTCTTTGATGATTTATCGGCGGTTTTGGTGGCTTCTTCTAACCCGTCAATATCCTTTTTTACTTTCTTGATTTCGTCTGACGATTTATTCAAAGCGTCAATAACGATTCGCAAACTCTCATCAGCCATAGTTGTCTCGCAATCCGTTTATCTCTGACACAATCTGCCACATATCTTCATTTTCCTTGCGCCACTTCGCCATTTCGCCTGCCTTCTTACCGCCCCGCTGGTATTGCTTGAAAGCATGGTAAACGTTCATGGCGCTTCGTATCTTGCGCAGCAGTCCGGCAGGCTGGTCCCAAATTCCACCAGGCAGCGGCAGGGCGTGATAATGTTCGCAGTCAAAGCCCAGCTCCAGTAAGGGAGGCAATGTCACATCCTTGCCCTCTGCATAGTCCGCAACTGCTATCAGGATAAAGGGTCAATGCTCAATGCCTCCGCAAAGTGCTTGGCGATGCAATCCGAAAGCCAGATCACGAATCCTGGTTTGGCAGCGTCCACATCTTCAGCCGTCATCTTTGGCTCAATCAGGATGCCCTGCTCCACCGCTACTCGCACGCTATCACCACGCCATACAGATAGCGGCTCATTCTCTTTGCCCTGCATGGCGCGGTGAAACGTTTCAACTTGCTTTTGCGTCAGTTCTGCCAGTTCACACTTGCCAAATCTTGTGTGTGTGTATTCCATAAATACTCCTATTCTAGCGCGTTAATGCCGCTGATGGTGTTGATCTTCAGCCAGTTTCCGAAGGTGGAATTGTACACGCCATCAAATACCAGGTCGTAGGTCATCACGCCATTGCGATCCTGAAATAGCTGCGGTGCGCTCATGGTATGTCCTGCGAATTGAATTTCAAGCTTGTCATCTGATCCGTTGGTGTAACTGATTTCAATCTGGCGCTCAAGGATGGTGTTGGCATCAGCAAGCATGGCAATCAGGTAATCGTCAGTCGTGCTGTTCAGTTCCAGCGAAAGCCGAAGCTGTCCGCTCCATTGCTGGTCATTCCACGCCTGCGGTGTGCATCCGCCCAAGTAGGTGCGGTATTGCCGGTTTGAATTCACAGTCAATTCCCAGCTAAAAGCCGAAGTAGCCACGGTCGTGTTTCCCATCGTTCCAGACCATGTATCGATCGCAAGGGCTGCCATACAGCCTGTCATGCGTGTCAGGTTTGATCGGTCTGATAGCAATGTCAGTGTTCCGGCGATCACCTTTCCGCCCAGCAGTGATCCGCCCACCTGGACGCCGCTGTTCGAGCTGCCCGATAGCGTCAGGGTCGCAACGCTGGCATCCTGCATTTGCCATACTTCATCGGTTTGCCCCCATTGCAAGGTCATAAAACTGGGTGCAGCTTCGGCAGTCAAGGGCGCAGCGTAGGCTCGTGTATACGGTCCAGTTCCGGTTGGTGTGGCGGCTGAAAATAGGCTGTCCAGCCAGTAGTTTAAATCCTCGAAGGTCTCATCCGATACCTCAAAGGTCGCGTTGGATGCGTATTGATCTAACGCTGTGGTAAAGGTTGGGGCAAGTGACCCGCGCATTTGTGTGATCGCCCGTGTCTGCAAGTCCGGCGTGAGCGCGAATGAGGAAACATTCTGCAACCTTGCCGTTGCTGTGGTGTTGGCAGATCCGAATGCGGACTGCTTCGCCCGTTGTAAAACATTGTGTGCATTAAGCATCTTTCACCTCTTTTGATTCTGGATTGATTACGACATACAATTTCTGCACAAGTGCAGCCTTCGTCAGTTCTCTTGGATAGGATACCCACTCGTCTTCATCCATATCACGAGCAGGCAGTCCGATCATGTATCCCCTATCCATGTAGATAAACATGACCTTCTCTCTTTTCACTTTAGGCATTCAGCACCTCCCTCACTTGTAATTGGCACAACACGCCGGGAAAGAAACGCCCGCTGGTACTCGGCCATTCATACTCGCCAGGTGTCACACTGACGCTCTCAAGCGATGTGGTGTTACTATAAGGACATTTGAAAGTTCTCATCGCCTCCAGGTATTGCCCACAGTAATCTACCAGCTCTTCAGCAAAACCTTTCAAGCCGATGCCCTGCTCGCTGGCATCCCATAACATCAGGTCGTTGATCTGCCACACAACGGTCATGGTCGTGCCAATGGCAAGGAAATTCGCTTCACGCCCTTCACCTGGCTGATTGCCAAGCGGTAAGAGAAGCCTGGCAGGCAGGATCGCCGTTGTGATAGATTCCGGTAACTTGTCAAGGTCATATGCCGTTGGTGTGACACCACTCTTTGTTGTGATGGTCTTCGCCGCAAGCGCATCATATACGTTCAAAATCACACTCATGGGATCCGCCTTCGGTAATTATCCAGGATGCTCTTGACATCCTGCGGAATGGATGCGGGCATAATCGTCACGCCATCTCCTGTCACGAATGGGCGGTCAATATCCGCACTCGTGTCCTTCTGTCTGTAAAGGAATGCCGTCAGCCGTACGCAAGCGTGGGCAATATCTGCAGGGGCAATTGTGGAATAGCCCCATGTTCCGGCCACAATAATCTCGCTGTCAGCATCGTACAATTCCCAGTCGGTATCATCGTCCAGCTTGATTGCCCACTTTGGTGTTTCGTTTCTCGGCATCAGCTTGTAATTCGCACTGGCAATTTCTGTGGTATCCTCATCGCCGTTGGTCAGCGTGGTCACGGCCAGCAGATCATAGCCGAACAGATAAAGATATTTGCCATCCACTGCGTCAGCGCCGAAATATTTTGTTGCTGTTTCAGCTTCAAATATTCGCCCGGTATAACTGTTGATTACGCCAGTTGCACGTGTGATAAACGATTCCAGCAGGGCATCATCACTCATGGCAGCAATCCCGAGATATTCTTTCACATCCACAAGCGTTGCATATGCCATTATTTCACCGCCTTACCGACTTCCTTTTCGGCTATCACCTTGTCGTCCATCTTGTCTTTGATTGCCTTTGTGGATCGCTTGTCAGGCTTGCGCACAATCTTGACCGCAGGCGCATCAGGCTCACCCAGAATCTCAATATAGCCAGCCCTGAAGAAATCATCCACCTTCTCTGTTGGTACATTGACAATCATGCCCGGCTCATACAACTGCTGATATACAAATTGTTTTAAAATCTTTACTCGTGTCATAGTTTCAAATCCTTCCTGCGTTGGATAGACAGGCAATCCGTTTTTCTCGATGTGCCCACACTTCACATCGAAACGGCATATCTGCTTCAGTCCGTATTTGGTGCTATCCACTGCAATTGCCCAATCAGGTGGATAGCTGTTGCCTGATGGTCTGAAATCGAACATCTCTAAGACATTGCGTCTGAACAGTGTAAATCCCATACCAACGCCAGTCACCCTTGCCCAGCCACGCGTCATTGCCTTCCGGTATTCTCTTGGCAAGTAGGTCATTGACTTTTGCAGGTTCGGACTGTCCTTGATGTAATTGAAGGCGTTCACGCAATAAGCCCCATGCCGTAGCATATACAATCCATATACAATCGGCGCATCTGTTGCCAACAGCTTGATCAGCCCACCCTGCGGAACAATCATATCATGCTCAAAGGTGACCAGTGCGTCATAGCCTTCATCCAGCACACGCCGCCGGATCTGCTGGTACTGGTGAAGCGTGTTCTTGTGCTTACCTTCTGCACCATAAGGATTATCAAGCCCAATCACCCAATCGGCTTCATAGCTATCCGGTACCTCAAGGTTATAGAATGAATCCACAGCTGCAGGCCATGCCTGGACGATACCATCCACTTCATAGGTTGGCATGAAAATCAATAATCTCTGCTTATCGCTCATATCGTTTTTTCACCTGTCTGTATGCTTCAATGTGGTAGGGGTGGTTGCTGATCTGGTCTTGCCCGCCCCGTTTGGAATAGGCTGCAGTAAATTCTGGTATATGCACAAAGTCCACTTTGTCCGCCAGTCGATTCCACAAGTCCCAATCCTCGTGACTTTTCAGCGTTTCGTCAAACATACACCCATTAAACAATTCACTCCTTGCCATTACGCACATCACCGGAAATAAACTGTGTTTGCGCAGCCGTTCCCTATCAAAATCTTCAGATAACACCTTGTCATAGGTTTGTTCATTATGCCACCAGTGGGCATCCGTGTAAACAACCTGCGCGCCGTCTTTCATTGCATTGATCAGCACCTCAAAGTGATTCGGATACAAAACATCGTCATCATCCAGAAAACAGATATATTCACCAGTCGCCGCTTTTATGCCTGTATTTCGTGCCGCCGCCAGACCTTTATTTTTTGTATGCTCAATCAGCATCACCTTGTCGTGACGTTTGGTCACCTCGCTCACGGGTGAGCCGCCATCATTGACCACGATCACCTCAAAATCCTGGAAAGTTTGTGCATCAATGCTGGATAATGCACGCTCCAGGAAGGCAGGTCTGTTATAGGTGGGAACAATCACGCTTATCTTTGTCATCCATTTGCCTTTTTGAATACTATCAATGTGCCAACGGTTTCTATGTGCTGCCAATCAGTATCCTTGAATATAACATCATCCACCACACTTTGAACACCTGGATGCTTGTCTGTGTTGTAATCGTGAATCAAAACATAATCTGGCTCAAGCGCTTTCACGTTCTGCCAATCTATCAAACAATCTTCATAACTATGCCCGCCATCAATCAGCACCGTTATGGGCTTTATTTTCTTGTCAAGCGGCCATGGATTAGATTTGGTCTTCACGACTGTCACGCTGTCCTCAACCCCAAACTTATGCAAATTATTTATCACATCTTCATAAGTCGGAATACGGGATTTAACGCATGGATCGCCATGTACCCAGTAACCACCTGTCATAAAATCAATCGTATAAACCTTACCCTTCACTCCTGCTTCAATCTTGGCAAGCGCAGCCAGAACAGCCGTGCCACCCCATAAGCAGCCGATCTCAACATGGTCGCCTTCAAGCGATGCATATTTTATCAATAGTTCAGCCTCGCCATCACCGAATAGCGCCATTCTACCCTCGATATTGGCATTCACCCGTTCAATCAAGTTCATTTCATGCCGTCCTCGATGTAGTCGTTTCTCAACTTGCTGATGGCTTCAGGTCCGTAACGTTCAGTCAGCACCTCAACCATATTGCGGCTTGCAACCACGCTTCTTGTTTCTGCGGTCATGTTCATCCGATCCATTGCATAGCCAATATCCGTTACCTTCTTGACCTTTGCATCTTCACACACCCACAGCGTCCTACCTTGCGTGCGTGCGATGTAGCTTGTTTCAAGGTCCACACCCCAGCCATACGTCAGCTGGTCATCAAACCTGCCAATACTGTCAAACCAGTCCGCTCTGTAAAGGCTCGATATGTTGTCAATCATCCACGTCTGTCGGCAGCCAATCCCACCCCGTGTGATGAGATGTTTCCAGGCGGTGGTGCTGTCTGCTGTTAGTGCATTGTGTACACCCACCGCCTGGCTATCGTTATTCAGTTTTTCTACCATTGGCATCAACGGATCATAGGACTCATTGGTAAACTCTGTTGAAGTTATCAGGAACCAGTAACCAAAGTACTGTCTGTTAAGTGAATCCAGCCCCGCCAACCAGCCGCCGGTTGTTTGTTTGTTCTGCTCTAATCGAACAGTTGTATACTTTGATGGCTTTACAAGGTCGCTGCCGTTATCAACCACGACCACGTCCACCGGTACTTTGACATAACGCTTGATATATTTCACAAGCGCATCTGTCCGTTCCGGCATGTTGTAGTTCGTGATTATGGCAGCAACCCTGTTAGTCATCTATATCACCTTATGCCGAAGGATGCACGCCGAAGCCGATGGCTTCAGCATTCAAAACACCGTAGACACAATCGAACAGGTAAACCAGCTCAATCTGTCCGTAACGTGCACGGGTGTAGGGATCACGAATTAATTGCAGTCCCTGCCCGTTGCGAACGCCAACCTGTGACCAGTCACCAAAGAAGACTGATTTCTTGTTTGCTCCAATCGTGTCAGCCTTGTTGGTGAAATGAACTGGATATCCTAGAATGCTCTCGCGGAATACACCCTGCGGTGTTTGCCCGTAGACGCGGGCATCGTTAACCACCGAAATAATCTTGGCATAGGAAGGACCGCTCATCACCCAGTTAGCAGATCCGCCGTCCAGGTAGCTTACCATATCCGACTGGAACATCATGTCCTCAAGCTCACCAATAGCAACTGCAGTCGCCGATGCAAAGGTCTTCAATGACGTGCCGTAGCTCTCAACCTCTGTAATCAGCAGATCGTTATGGGTCTTCGCCATGCCACGCCCTACCCAGTTAGCGAGGAAGCTCTCCAGTCGTGAATCCTCATCTCGCAACAGTTCGTGTGAAATGCGGATGATCTTGGCGTATTTTGCAAAGGTCAGCTGCTTGCGTCCGGTTGCCGGCGCATCATCGTCTAACTCTGCGGTCTCGGTTGCAACCACAAATTCGCCGTCAGCCTCATTGTCGTAGGGGACATTCACGGTTGTACCAACGCCTGGAATTTCAGTCACACCCAGCTTTGTGAATAGGGCGGATTCGTCACGCCGTGCAATCACATTCTGGTAGTGTCCAGTCGGGACCAGATACTGCCCATCAGCCGCTGTGGTGATATTCATGTCGGTATCATTGGAAGTCTTCAGCGATTTCATCACACTGTTTTCCTGCCCGGTGCGGATGTAGTGCATGAAGCCCTTCATCTCGTCTTTTTCACCAACAGAAGCCACAACAGCGGGTGCGGTCACTTTGCCCTTGATTTGTCCTGGCATCGCCTTCAGCTCGTCAAGGATTGATTTCTTCATCTCGTCCAATTCGGACTTGATGTCAACCTGCGGGGCAGGTTCTTGCTCAACAATAGGTTCTAAAATCTCATCAGTCATTTCTAATTCCTCCTCAGGAATAATCGTTTGTGTTGTTTTGATTTCGCCATCCGTTGCATCAACTACGTCCGCCGCTTCCTCCGAAGCCTCCGGGACCATCTCTGTGACGCTCACAGACTTTGATTCGATAACAGCGAAGTCATTCGCTGGTAATCGCCATTCGTTCGTGTCAAATATCGCCAGCTCACCCACAGGCCACACGTCAATCAAGCCGCCTTTGCCCATGCGCACAAGATGACTGATTGCGCCACTGGATGCCTTCAGCTTGTCAGTGCCTGCCAGGATCGTCCTCTGCGCTAACGGCTCTTCATAGTCCAGCATCGGATCGAACCAGTGCCCTCGCTTATCCGTGCCCACATAGGTTGCACGTCCAATCACAACAGGCGGCACCTGCCTCTCGTCAGGCTTATCAGGTCCATAACCATGATAGTAGGTGATGTTCACCTGGTCACCCACTTTCAGCCAGATGTCCGTGTCCTCATGGAAGGCTTCACCATCCAGATCACGCCCTTTGATCGGACCGCCAAATGGCACGCCCAGAATACGCCAGCCCACATCGGTATAATCTGCATCTGTCTTGATGCGCTTCTCTGACGTGACATCCCTGTCTATCATGCCCTCTGGTACCTGTATCTTGATTCTCAACTTATCCACTGTTCACCTCGCTCTTGAATGCGTCCCTTATGTATTGCATTGCCTCATCGCCGTATAACATCACCGCTTGCTTCGTGGTGATCCAGCCCGTTTGCCTGTGATAACTGGTTTGCTGTGCGCTATCCTGTACAAGCCTTGCATAACTTACCTTTGTGCCAATGATTGCCTTGAAGCCATAGTTCTTTCGTTCTATATTCCACGACTGCCCCAGTTTCTTGCTGCCTGGTGACTGCCCTCGCCGATAAGGCACTTCTATCTCGCCAGCCTTCAGTTTGGCAAAGAACCCACGCCGCATTTTGTCATTCACCTTCAGCATCGGGTTAGGTCTGCTGGATTGTGGAGGGTATTCCTTCACCTTGTCCCGTAGCGTTTCGGCAGCATTCACCACGCCCGCCTTGACCCGCTTCATATCCTCAAGCGATTGCAGTTTCTTAATCAACTCTTCACTGCCCTCAAGCCGTATACTGGTCATGATTGCTCCTTCGGCACTCTGTACGTCACCCAACAGCGGCAGCGTGGATGCGCCGGTGGATAATTGCCGTCCGTGATGGGCTTGCCGTGCTTTGGCCAGCAGATCGGGCATCGCCTGACAATCTCATCATTGCTGGTCTGCCAGATCGGTATCAATTGCACGCCCAGCTCTCTTTCCATCTGTTCTGCAAACGCCCGTTCACCTTCAGCCGCCGCCCGTGTCGTTTCGGTGACGGATATCATCTCGGCTCGTACAGGGGAATACCACTTCTCAAGTTCCGTCTGCAGGTCACTCAAGTTCCAGCCTTCCTGATAGAATCTCGGCAGCGTTTCGTTCAGGTGCTCATAGCGCTTTTCAAACAATTCTGATAACATATCCTCGGTATGCTTGCCAGCCCAGCGTGATGCGTTTGTGTTGACCATGTCCCAATCCACGCCAATACCCAGTTCGTTCATCTGCGCTTCTGCCTGACGCAAATAGATATCCACCAGGATCGGCTCGACATCCTTCTGAATGTCACGCCATCCGTTCTGCCAGTATGCGTTCGGCACATTCGCCAGCGCAGGCGGATCGCCCAGATAGCCCATCAGCCTGTCAAGTTCTGCGCGCAAATCACGCCCCAGAACACGGGCAAACCTTCGCTCTATCTCGTCACGATTGATTATGTCCATCTATGGATATCCTTCCCATGCAATCACGCCTTCAAACACTCGCTTGACATCCTCAACTTTCGTCACGCCTTCCAAAGCTCCCGATATCGCACCATGTAATCCTGCCGGGATGATCTCGCTCTCAAACTCACGCAACGCCTTGCCTTCTGCGATCCGCTTTTCTGCGAACCGCTGCCACTTGCCAAGTTCATCCTCAAGCGGACTGGCATAACGCACAATCTCTCTCGCTTCGTCTAACTCATCCTGGTGCACCGATAATTGCGCAATCTGTTCCTCTGATAGCTTATACCCTGCCTGCTCAAGCGCAACCTCAATTGGTAAGCCAGCCTGTGTCAGCTTCAGCAGTAAATCCGCACGCTCGCTCTCATCCTCCTGGAACAATTCCAGTTCATTGAAGGCAAATTCTATCCGCAAGCCCTCACGCGCTAATAATTGTTCATTCAGCGCGCTCTCATATCTGTGCGCTCTTGGCTTGATCGTGTCCTCATAGAACGACTTGCGCTCTTCAACAGCCGTTGCATAGTTCGCCGCCTGACTATCCAACATCGTTCTCGGAATGCTGAATGCCGTTGCTATGTTGTGCTTCGCCTCTGCGTTCAGTTCTGGCATTGTCAGATCCTTCAGCAGCGGCGTCAACGTGGTAGGCGTGATTGAACCCGCCCGGATGCCCAACACTCTGAAGGCGTTCTTGATTGTCGTTGCACTGCGCTTGAACCACTGCTCCACCCTGCTGATTTCGTTCTTGTCTGTGGTATCAATCCCCAGCAAGGTAACGGGCATTGCCCCGCCCTCAAAGTACATCTCTGGAAACTTCGCCAAAGCATATAGCAATTTCACGTCCATGTTGGCGGTCGCAGCTGGTGCAACGCCTGGCAAGATGTCCTGACCAGGATCGTATTCTGCCATGTACACCATCTCATAGTTGCCGGTGAAGATGTTGTTTTCCCAGATTGCACCGGACTGATTTTGCTTGATGGTGATCACGCCATCCCGATAGTCCACATGCATACCGAACGGATTGCGATATTGCACATCCTTCTGATAGCCCGAATTATTGCGCACGATCTCACCATACGCCGCACCGGATAACAGCGATCCTGCCTCCCACTGCCACAACAACCGCTCAAGCGGTGTCGGGAACGGCCACTCCTGCTCATCAACCTCGTCTTCATCATCCAGCCGGTACACCTTCACAGGCACTCCCGCAAGCGTGTCACACCGCAGCTGGATCACCCTGAACAGATAGGGCACTCTCCCATATAACGTGGCGTTGTTATCAGGAACGCCATCGCTGCTTGCCAGCCTGTCAAACCAACTCGGTATCTCGGTAATTGCTTTAAAGTTCGCCATAAGTTCTCTCCTACGCTCCAAACAGGATCACACTGCGCTTGTTGTTAATCCCGTCCCATGCAATAGCCAGACTCATCACACAATCATCGTGCATCCCGTCAGGCGCGCTGTAGCTGAAGGACCCGCTTGCGTTGCGCTTGCTCTCGAATGACAACAGCTCGCCTATCAATATCGGATCGTTCAGTATCTTGATGCTCCCGTGCTCAAACGCCGATTGCAGTCCCTGGATAATGGATTGCTTCGTGGCATTAGTGGTGTTGAACGGAACAATCGCCAGATTGCGCTCAATCAGATGATCGATCACAGGCTTGCCGATGCTGTTGGCTTCGATGATCATCGTGTCCAGGTGCCAGCGATCATACACCGCCGCAAGCCTGTCAATCAGCACAGGATAATCCACACGATTGAACCGATCCATGTACACCATTTCCTTGCTCTCAACATCCATCACTGTCACAACGGTATAGTCTACGCTCGCTGCCACGTCCACGCCGGCAATGTACTGCCTGCCAGCAACGGGTTCGGTAGGCTCAAGCACCGCCGCCTCTTGCACCCTGCGAAATACCCCGCCCTGGTCATCGATAAATTCGGCGAGATACTCCTGTCTGAATATGATTTCAGGTAACAGCCCTTGCGCCGCTTCGATCTCGTCTTCAGGCATCAGCGGATTGTCAAGCGTCGGATAGTGAAACGACTGCCAGCCATCCTCACCTCTGACGCCATACTGGTATAGCTCCCAGAACCAGTTGTGCCCTCGTGGTGTGCTGAAGAACAACGCCCTGCCCTCACGATCCGTTAGTGTTGGTCGGATAGCGTGCGTCCAGGCTTCTTTCTTCGTGTAAGCGGCTTCATCGAACACCACAAGGTCAAGGCTCTCACCTCGCAGCTTGTCAGGATCTTCTGCAGATCGAATGCTGATCGTGCCACCACCTGGAAACGTCAACAGCCGATCCGCAAGGCGAACATCAACGCCCTCAATCTGCATAGCCGTCTTCACCATCGGTCGCCATCCAACCTCTGCCATCTTGTAGGTCGGTGCAATCCACCAGGCACGCCCGCCCTTGATTGCCACCTCGAAACACTCCAAGCCTCCCAAATATGTCTTACCAAAACGCCTGCCACAAGCCACAACACGAAAGCGGCTCCCGCAATCGTGGATCTCGGCTTGCGACCACGTGAGGTTCGCACTAATCCTCATCCTTCATCCGCTTCGGTATCGGCTCACCAAAGACGATGTCAAGCGAACCGCTATGCTCCGTCTTTTGGTTCACGTTCTGCGTGGGCTTGCCCATTCTACGATCCATAATCTCGGATGAGCTATCCTGTTTGATTCGCTCGTTTCTTGATTGCAATCCCTCAACCTTTATCTTTGCCGCAAGCTCCACAGCCTGGTCAAGAATAATCTGCGCCTTCAGAACATTGTCAGTCTTGAACGCCATAGCACGGTCATTCAGATCGTCTTTATCGTGACTATTCAGCCAACCACGCGAAAAGCCACACACCCGCAACGCCTCTGCATCACTCACGGCATTGGCACGCGCCTGCACATAATCAACCTCTCTGCTATCTAAACCGTCAAAAATTGTATTAATTTCTGTCATTTTTGTACTTTAGCCAGACACTTGTGTACTATTCCCTTTCCAACCTCTGCCAATCCTCATAATCGTAAATAATCACCTGCACCAACCGATTACCAGCCTGTGCATCTGCCAGACGCGACAAAAACACGTTCGCATCCTCGCCGGCCCCCAGTTCAAAACGGGGTGAACCATCAGCCATCGTCTTGACACGCACTATCTCAGCCTCAAACATCGCAAGCGGTTCAGGCGCGGTCAATTCTGCTGTTCCACTTCCTGCACATAGACAATCCCGTCACGCTCAATCGTTTCCTCACGCCCATCGTCAAACACTAGGACGGTGCGATCCGGATAGAAGATCATGTCAGTCACCTGTGCCTTACTAGTATCCGTCAATCTGGTCATCCACCTTCTCTTGCCACTTTTCAAGGTCTTCTAACCTACTCTCGTGATTGCACGTGTTTTCTTCAATCACACACACCCGTTCATCCAGTTTGCCGAACCGCTTCTCGAGCGCACGAAAGCGCCGCTCAAGCTCTGCCATGCCGTTAATCAAAACACGAAGGCTATCCATCGTCTTTCCCATTCATGGCATCAATCCGCTCTGTCAGTTCGGCAACCTGCTGCTCAAGTTTGGCAATCTTCTTGTCCTTGCAGGTGTTCTCTGTTTTCAGTTTCTTGATTTCGTCTTTTAGTTCGGTGTTCTCACGCTGCAAGGCTTCAATCATGTCTTCCCGCCCATCAAGTTCCACTTTGAGATTGTCAATTACACCTTCGAGACGTTCCACTTTTTTCTCAAGCGATTCAGCCCGATCAGATAATGCACCCAAGCGTTTTTCGTACACCGCCGATAACTTTGCAACGGCATCCGCTCTCTTACCCTCACGATCAGCGATCCAGCCCACAATAGCCGCACCCAGACCGCCTGCTCCAAATGCCCCCATAACCGCGATAATGATGGCAGTCCAGTCCATGATGCTATCCTTCCTGATGGTAAGCCTTGTAAATGCCCGTTGCAACCAGCCCGACAGCAAGCCCGAAGATCACGCCCTCAAATATAAAGTTGAAGGACCAGACAATCTCTGCCGCCTGGTACACGTGATAACCAAAGCCAAACACCAATCCAAGACAGATGGCGAATATCTCAACCCCCACACCGCCCCAGCCCAATTTCTCTTTCACGTATTGCACTAACCCGATCACGACCAGCATGAGCGGAATCCCTGCAACCAATGCACCCGTCAAATCTAATACCATATCAACCTCCATGATGATTAATTAAAATATGCCCGACCACGCGCATAGAATTTGCGCGCAGCCGAGCGGTCAGGTTCGGCATATGACGGGACCGAATTTTCCGTCACAAATAGTGTAACTGATTGACTGGCCGGAGCCAAGGAATCTGTTTTATCCTGCTGTTATGCCGTCCAGTAATGCGGGAGTAGTCACCCGCCCCAGGTTTCCACCCCGATGGAGTGGCCAGCCTTCTCAGTTGTCACAAATAGTGTATCATGTTTGTGTAATGCTTGTCAAGCAAATAATCTTAAAATATTAGTCGTCACCAGCCCAATCCAATTCATAGAGTAAATTATTGAGCGTCACCAACGGGCACCAAACGGGGCGCTTTGTGCGGTCATGATTGTCTTTCCCTGCGACAATACAATAATCGTAATAAACAAACTCTAAATCGTTATTGTGGTCATGGCTTTCCACTTCACCAAACTTGCAATCCAAGCACTTTTCTGGCATCTCACCTTCAATTATCACTTTTATGACTTTGAACATTATTCCTCGCTTTCATCATCCTTTGTGTAGGCGTAACATACCAAATGCCAGCGATAGCCGCACGAGCATACAGTGCGCCACCAACCACTTTCGGCAATATCAATTTCTTCGTGGCATTTCGGACATCTAAATGTTATCATGTTACCTGCCTCATTATGATACGACATTTTCAAGTCACCTACTTCAATCATCGTATCCTTCCTTTCGGTACTACCATCCCCTGAACGTTCTATTCATATAGATTCTTTTCAGCCCTTTCGAACCCGCCTCAATGAACCAATCAATAAGTTGATTCGGATAATCGATCATTTCTTGTGTGTAGTGAACAGGAACGACAAGTTTTTCTTTTCTGAAGTCAGACTTGAGCGCAGGATATGACACTATGTGCCTCACCTCTACAGTCTTTGGCGGAAATAGTCGCTGGATAAATTTCGGCATTGCCAGCTTCAGCATATCACGCTTTGAAGCGGGCTTGATAATGATGATCTCTGACACATAAACGTTTGCATAAAATCGGACTTCGTTATATATGCCAGAAGTCACTTCCAAATCCATTGCATCGCCACCAAGTCTATCAGCCACCCGGATCCTAATCTTTTCGATTACGGAATTTTCTTCCATCACATCCTTCCTTTCGGTGATCTATATTTTATCAGCATTCGGCAGTGCGGGCAGGTGCTGACCGTGTTCCGGTGCAGCCACGCCGAACGCACCATCACGCCATCACGCTCTATCACTTCACGGATCCACGTGTCGCCGTTCACGTTTACAGCATCGCCAATCCGCTTGCCGCACGCCGGACAGTAAAACGCCTCAATAACTGGATAGCGCACGTCTATATCGGTGGATGTCATTGATCGCAGTCGTCGCCTATAAAACAGGATAAGACCAGGTACACACCCGCAGCCACAAACAGAATTGATGCAAATTGCCAGATTGTCATGTGCGCTTTAACCCTTCCGGGCGCTGGCTATGCGGACCAGCGCCCATTCGTGGAGGAGAAAACATTGCCTTCGATAAGGCCGTTGTCAAATATTGCTGCCAATACTGTTGCCCGTGTTGAAATGCCCATCAGCGCCGGGTTCACGTGATAGCGTTCCCAGTTTATCGTGTGCGTCAAAGTCCACCAGGCGGTCATGCTGCGCCTTGTCAGGCTGGCATGAAGAGCAGGGCGCACGGTAGGTGTACCAGCCGTCAAGGTCACGCGGTCATACCATTCGATATAGCCCTTGTCGTAGCAGTGTGGGCATTTATATTCGTGTGTTTCCATCGCTTATCCTTTCGCCTTGCCCTTCCCTTTGGGGTGCTGGCCCCACGCCAGCACCCCGTAGAAAGGAGAAGAGTTGCATCAAATGATGCCTAATGTTTGCCTCCAAACTGCAGCCGCCTCTCCGAGATCATCACGATTACGGTGATGTTTGTGCCATCTCTGACACAACCGAGTAGTTGGCGGGTTTCATAGAGCTTTTAGCGTTGCGCTTTCATAGTTGATGAGATTTAGATTTCAACTTTCAGCGCTCAGCTTTTCGGTTGCTCCGATTAATTCATCGGATAGAGGGTCAGGAAAACCTGACCATTAGCATCCGCAGGCTATCTATGTGTAACCATTTTCTCTGCACGCCGCCGAAGGCATATATTTAATTGTTAAAGTACTTCAATATACAAGGTCGCATTTTTCAGCGATAACTGACCATCAAGAACGCCGAGCGTGTTTTCAATGTCCTCAATGCTTTCAGCCAATTCTTTTTCATTGACGTTCACAATGTAATCAGGCGAAAAGCCAGCGTCTTTCTCGCTCACGTTCAAGCCTTGTCGCATCGCCTCTTGACGCATCTGCTGTAACTTGCTTGAAATGGTGTTGTAAAAGCGCCTCTGTTCATCGGCAATCTCTCGCCGCCAGGTCAGCCAGTCGGCAATCGTCTTTGTTTCTGATCCAATCGTGATGCTGTTATCCTGGTTGGACTTTTGAATGGCAGCACGAATCGCAATCAGGCGGTTCTGTAAGTCGCTAATGGCTTGCAATTCTCGTTTGATTAACTCTGCGCTGCCGCCGTCTTTTTCGTGCGGGTCACGCACAACGGACTGACGGTACAAATAAGCCATAATAAACTGCTGCTTTTTTCCAATCCGCTTTACAATGGTTGGTACTTCTGCTAATGCTTCCGTTACTGTAATTTTCATCTTCACACCTTTCGTCTAATAAAAGAATTTCTATAACAACGCCTGTTGTCCTGCTTCAAGCAGTGCCACGCTTGTCACGTTGGATAATTCACTTCGTGCGGTGCTGTCAATCACGTAAGCGCCGCCGTCATCCTTGACAGGGTTCAGCCAGTCCAGCGCCGCCTTCACCATCGCACCATCAATTTCCTTTGTGCTTTCAGCACCGAATAGCCAGAAGGACGCTTCGTGACGTTTGGCATCGTCCTGGTAGAATTCGTTCAGCAGCGAACCCAAGAAGTTGCGCTGCTTTTCGCTGGCTTCGTATGCACCAATCGCTTCCACCTTTTTTGCCAGTGCCGCCTTTAGTGTTTCGGCATCATAGGGACGGTTCTTGAAATCGAAGTGCTTCGCAGGTTCGGCTGGCGGTTCGGCTACCTGGTACAACGCTTCAGATGCCATCTCGCCTGCCGCCATTTCAATCACCACGCTTTGGACATCGATGTAACCATCTTCATCCGTGTCCATGCCCATCTCATCAGGCGTGTAAACTGGCGCACCGCCAAAAATACCAGGTGCAAAGCGGCGGCTACCTCGACTGATTGCCCGGGCAAATAACATGTCAGAAGTCCACTTCTTCCAGTTATCTTTTCCTGTTAATCCTGCGTTCTGCGCTTCCTGGATGGTGAAGCCTGCCTCGCCGACTAACTTTCCATCCTCATACCATGTCAGGATGCAAGCCCTGTCATCAGCCTGCTTGATGCGATAATCGTAGCGTGGATCGTTCTTCACCAACGTTGCAATCACGTTAGCGCCAAGCACGGGCTTTCCGTTGATGATGTGAATGCCGGCCATCGAAGCGAAGGCTGGAATTCCAACCTCCTTGCCAGCCATAACTTTCACGATTGCTTGCGCTTCTGATTTTACATCTTGAAAATACCCTGACTTGTAAAGCGCCAGCGCCACTCGCTCTAATTCGTCAAAATCCTTGTAAATCGCTATTTCGTTCCTCATCACTTATCCTCGCTTTCCAGCAAAAAACTCGCCACATGGCTACCCTGTGCAAACTCAAGGATAGCCTCACGAGCCCTAATGTAATCGGCGTCATCACACTCTAAAGCACAGAAGTGAGCGGCTATCTGCTGTGCTATACGCCTGTCAACGATGACACCTTTACTTCCACACCACAATGGTAGACAGCTGAAATCGAGGTCAGCATTGCGCAGGTCAGCATTGCGCAGGTCAGCATTGCGCAGGTCAGCATTGCGCAGGTCAGCATTGCGCAGGTCAGCATTGCGCAGGTCAGCACTGTACAGGTTAGCATACTGCAAGTCAGCATTGCGCAGGTCAGCACCGCACAGGTCAGCACTGTACAGGTTAGCATACTGCAAGTCAGCATTGCGCAGGTCAG